AAAAAGCTGAAGTGAAAGCAAAACTTATGAAACCACTTTTTATTAATGGAATGTATAACAAAGAAGGCAAACGCATTCGGGTAAACTATTTTAAAACGGTTGGGGATTATCCTCTATGGATTGAGAACGGAAAACCGAACAAAGATTATGCCAGAAATCCACAAGATAAATACTATATTTATATTCAAGTTGGAGAATATATAACAGGAAAGGTTGCAAATAAAACTACTGATGAATATAAAACTAAAAATTTATATTTACTATATGATGAAGATGGTAAAACAGATGGGTTTGCCTGGGCAGAAGAATTTTTAGAGAAAGTAGATTAGCGACTATAGTATAAAGGAATTACGCTTGGGTGCCATCCAAGAGATAGGAGTTCGATTCTCCTTAGTCGCTCCATTTTCTTCCTTCTTTTTTTACTTGACAAAATAGAAATTTTATGATATAATATATGTAGAGTGAAAAAAGAAATATTATACGGGCCGGTAGCTTAATTGGGAAAGCGTCTCCCTTGCAAGGAGAAAGATGAGAGTTCAAATCTCTTCTGGTCCACCAACATGGGAGGGTGGCGTAACTGGCAGGCGCGCTAGTCTTAGAAGCTAGTGCCGTAAGGCGTGAGAGTTCAAATCTCTCCTCTCCCACCAACATAGGGGCTGTATCCTGTTGGTCAGGGCATAGTCTGCAAAACTATTGCTTCAGAGTTCAATTCTCTGCAGTCCCTCCATTTTATTTCTAAAAAGGAGATGATACCTAATGAGGTTAAGGGTTCCTAAAAATGGAGATAAAAGAGTTATTAAGAGGTTTGCTTTCTTTCCTATGATTTATGATGGAGAAATGAGATGGTTAGAAATGGTAGATATTTTACAAATTAGATATGAAGACGAATGGATTTTTGAAAGCTTTGTTTAATATGGCGGCTTAGCTCAGTTGGTAGAGCGCTAGACTGAAAATCTAGGCGTCCCCAGTTCAATTCTGGGAGCTGCCACCAAAATTATAAAAGGCGGGCAGGTTCTGCAGGACTGATGAATAAATTGCCCTTTCAATTTATTCGCCCGCCATAAAACCTAAAGGGAGGGAAAAAAATGGCAAAATATATAAAATTATTAATTTAGTGAATGGAAAAATGTATATTGGAAAAACTGAATCAAACATAGAAAAAAGATTTCAAGAACATATTAAAGATAGCAAAAGAGAAAGGTGCAAAGACAGACCATTGTATAGGGCAATAAATAAATATGGAATTGAAAATTTTAAAATTGAGCTATTAGAAGAGTCTGATAATTCTGAAGAAAGAGAGCAGTATTATATAAAAAAATTTAATACATATGGCTCAACGGGATACAATGCTACTTTAGGAGGTGATAGTAAAAGATACTTAAACTATGAAGATATTATTAAATGTTATGAGAAATATCAAAATATAACAAAAGTAGCTGAATTAAAAGGGTGTCATGTTGATTCTGTTAGAAGTGTTTTAAAAAATAATAATATAAAAATACAGCAACCTAATGTGCATGGACATATTCATGGGAATGATTTGGGTTCAGATAAGCATTTCAATGTATCAATGGATGTTATCGGTTTTAAACCGATTGAATTAGAGAAACTAATGATATCAATTTTGTAATAGAGGTATAGTTTAATGGACAAAATAGGTGGCTACGAACCATCAGATTGAGGTTCAATTCCTCATACCTCTACCACTGGGGAGTAGTGTAATGGTAGCACGTAAGACTTTGGATCTTACAGTAAAGGTTCGAGCCCTTTCTCCTCAGCCAATGGAAGTAAAAGACTATCAAGTAATGTGGCAGCATTGGGTATTGGTTGCTATATAGTCCTGCCAGACTATATAGGATTAATGCTTTTAAGAACTGGCGAGCTGACAATCTCGAAGACCTCTTAACTTGATAGTCTTAATTTTTATAAAGGAGAGAAAAAAATGTTAAAAGTTTATTTAGATGTAGAGAAAACTCCTAAAAATGAAAAGGAATTCACTATAATTAGAAACTTAGTAGATTTTGTTTCTCTTCTTAAAAAAGAGGAAATAGATTTCCTTTCTCTTGATCATAATTTAGCTGATTCAAGATTGGCATTAGATGCTATTACATTTTTAATCAGGAAGAATATCTTTATTCAGTATATAAATTTTCACAGTTTTAGTAAAACAGGAAGTTTGCTAATTAAAAAAAGATTGGAAAAGAAATTTCCTGATATAGTTATTACTATGAATAGTCATCTATAGGGCATGGCTTGTGAGCTTTACTATTACAGGCCTGCTGTTTATGACAGAATAGTATTGCTCTATTGGAGAAATTCCCAAGTTATTTGGCTTTGAGGGTTTACGGTGGAAGCTAAGTGGTGATCTGCTATGAGGAAATCTCAGCAGACCTAAGCCCCAAAGTTATTCTCAAAGCCGCCCTATTTTCTATGTAAGGGGGGAAGCCCTATGGTGAAACCAATTGGAACTCATATGTTAATTGAATTTTATGGCTGTAATAGTGAAGTATTAAATGATATTGGAATTATTTCTTCTGCTTTAAAGGAGGCTGCAATAGCTACTGGTGCCTCTATTTGTGGAAGTTGCTTCCATGAATTTAATCTTCAAGGGATAACAGGAGCTTTAATTCTATCAGAATCACATATAAGTATTCATACTTGGCCTGAGTATCAATATGCAGCTATTGATATTTTTACTTGTGGGGAAACAGTGGATCCCATATTTGGGTATTTATCTATTAAAGATAGGCTTCTCCCACAAAAGACTTACGTTAGAGTAATGGATAGAGGATTAGTTAATATGGGGCTATCGCTTAATGGACAAAGCACATGACTTCTAATCATGTTCTCTAGGTTCGACTCCTAGTAGCCCTACCACGTGGTCCCGTAGCTCGAAGGGCGAGCGGGCGGCTCATAACCGCTTGGTCTTGGTTCGATTCCAAGCGGGACCACCACTTTATTTTCATTAAAAGGAGATAATAATATGAGATCGGATTGGAATAAATATTTTATTGATATAGCTCTTGCTGTATCAAAGCGTTCTACTTGTCTAAGAAGAAATTACGGAGCTGTGATCGTATCAAATAATACTATTATTAGCACAGGATACAACGGTTCAGCTAGAGGTCAAGATAATTGTATAGATCTTGGAGTTTGTATTAGAGAAAAATTAAAAATTCCAAAAGGAGAAAGGTATGAATTATGTGTGGCTATTCATGCTGAAGCTAATGCTATTATAAGTGGAGATCCTGTTAAAATGAAAGGTGCTAAAATTTATATAGCTGGAACTGAAAAAGAAGGTGGATTTGCTAGTGGAGTTCCTTGCTTGATGTGTGATAGAATGATTAAAAATGCTATGATAGAAGAAGTAATTTTCTTAGACAGTAATGGAAAAATTTATTCTAATTAGAGGTGTTAGTATGATTAAACAAGTAATAGTTGTTAGAAAAGATTTGAATATGAGAAAGGGAAAACTAGCAGCACAAGTTGCACATGCTTCTATGAAAATATTTTTTGATAAAAACATTTCTCCTATAAAAGATATTTTATATGTGCGTTTAACTCAAGAAATGAAAGATTGGTTGCATGGTTTATTTACTAAGATAATTGTAGGCTGTAATTCTGAGGAAGAGTTAGATAATTTATACAAATTAGCCAATGAAGCGGAATTACCTTGTTGTATGATAATTGATTCTGGACTAACAGAATTTAATAATCAGCCCACTAAAACTTGTATTGCTATTGGACCAGCTAATTCAAAAGAAATAGATGAAATTACAGGCAGTTAAGTCTCTTATAAGGAGAATAACTATGAAGTGTTTAAAATGTGCTGAGTGCTGTATCAGTAAAACTGTCTCTCTTATAGAGAGTGATATAGAAAGGATAACTACCATCACTGAACTAAATTTCTATAGAATTAGAAGTACAGGAGTAAAAGTTTTAAATTGGAAGTTATGTGATGACCTACATATGTGCATTTTTTTAAACCCAAAAACCAGATTATGTGAAATTTATGAAGATAGACCCCTTACTTGTAAAAATTTTTACTGTGGGAGGGTTAATTGAAGTATGGAAAATAAATGTAATGACTGTTGGAAAAAATATCTTTGTCCTATATATAATAATGAAGAAATAGATGGTTGTTTACTATTTCAAGATGAAAGTCAAGAGATAAAGGAGAGAAAACAATGCGGTCGGGAGGTATGGCTATCTCAGTAGCCTCATAAGCTACGTAACCCAGTTCAATCCTGGGGTCCGCTACCAATTTATACTAAACTTTCCTCGTTCTCTTGACAAAAATAAAATTTTATGGTATAATATATATAAGAAGAATGAAAATAAGCTGTTAAAAGGAGATGCTTTCCCAACGGGAGGTGGACAAAATGCCAGAAGAATTAGATCGTTGTGTTAAGAAACTAATAGAAGAAGGATATACAGAAAAGCAAGCTTGGGCTATTTGTAAAGCAGCAATTGAGTCCAAACTACAAACAGAATATGAAATGAAAAAGAAGATATTAACTGGACAATTAATTGTGGATAAAAAGGAGGATAAAAAAGGTGAAAACTGAAAAGACTAAGATTGTGGGTGTCACCTATGATGGAAGGCAAGAAAACATTAAAAAAATTAATGATATGGTAGATCAATTAGTAGCAGAAAGAGAACCAGAAAATCCTTATGATCCAAATGCTATTCATGTTTATATTGTACCCGATAACACAATCTATGTTGATGATAATGTGGATTATATTCCAGAAGAACCAGTAAGTTGTGGTTACATTAATAGACATCTAGCTAAAAAATTGGCTCCAGAAATGGATGCTGGTAAAGAATTGACAATCCATAATTATCATATTATGGGCAACGGTGTAGATACCCCACTAGGGGTAATGATTGAATATTCATTAACTTAGGGGCCGTCTGGTTTCGACGTGGTATTAAGTAAGTAAATTACTCTCTCCGATGGCGATCGTTAAACGTATATGAATAATTGCAGAACCTAAATTAAAAGCTGCTTAGGCTTAAAACTAAGTGCAAAATGGAGAGCTTTATGGTTTAAGCAACTCCTGAGCTTAGAAAAATAAACCACTCTTTGGTTCACACTAATTCCATAAAGTGTTTAGGTTTCTCATTTTCTCCATTAAAAAATGAGTGGTGCCCCGGGCTACTGGGCAGCGGTCACAGCTATAAGTGACTATGAGAGTAAACTAATTTATTGAAAGATATTGCGGACAGGGGTTCGATTCCCCTCGGCTCCACCAGAACTTATTTTTGAGAATAATAAAGTTTTATTATTTTCAAATTTCTTATAAAAGAGGAGTTCATATGGATAGATTAGAAAAAATGTATTTAAACTATCAAAGTTGTCAAAGATGTGATTTATGGAAGGGTAGAACAAATATTGTTTTTGGAGAAGGGAATATTAATACTGAAATATTATTTGTAGGAGAAGCTCCAGGATATAATGAAGATATTGAAGGAGTTCCTTTTTGTGGAGCAGCTGGCTATCTATTAAATAATTATTTAGATTTAATAGGTGCTGAGAGGAAAGATATTTACATTACTAATGTAGTTAAATGTCGTCCTCCCAATAATCGCAATCCTTATATTAAAGAGATTGAAAGCTGTAAAGAAATTTTATCTGATCAGTTAGAAATTATCTCTCCTAAAATAATTGTTACATTAGGTAATATTGCTACAAAAGCATTTATAAATTTACCCAATGGAATTACAGAACTAAGAGGAAGATGGTTTCAAAAGAATGAGTATAAAATATTACCAATGTTTCATCCAGCGGCTCTATTGAGAGATCCTGATAAAAAGAAAGATACCACTAAAGATTTTGAATTATTAAGAAGAGAATTTAATTTATGGAGAAATAAACAGCTTTTAAACCATAAAGTTTCTCTTGACAAAACGTAAAAATTATGGTATAATATATATAGAAAGTAAAAAAAGCGATACTGCAAGTGGGGAATACTTCGTATACAGATGATCAAGTGGACATTGAGAAGAAATTCTCTTGTCAACAGGTTTTATGTCTTCTACTAAAAGACTTAGCCTCACTGAATTTGTTCGCTTTATAAGCTGGGAGCAGCGAAGTCAACACTTACTTCGACTTAATTATTTGAGAAAGTATTTATTTTATAAAAAAAAGTGTTGGCGATACTTCCTCTCCCTCAATATGACTTTAAAGGGTAGTGCAGTAAACAGTTACTTCGGTAAAAAATTAAACTTCTAATTTAATTCAGTGGGTTCAAATCCCACAAATAAAAACTGTTTGCGACAATTCTCCCTTAAATAGATTTTAATTTGGGATAGCGTAGAGTAGAGATACTTCGCATAGGGAGCGAGTAGTACAGGTTTGATTCCTGTGACCTCCACCATTATGGGGGTTTAGTGTAATGATAGCACGCTTAACGTAACCTCTATTCGCCTTTTCTTCCCAAAAAAATTTTTCCCTTAGAAGGGACAGTGTAGAGCAGAGTTACTTCGACTGTTAATTGAGAGGCTATAGGTTCGACTCCTATCATGGGCATGTCCCATGTAGCTCAAGTGGTAGAGCGTAAAATTTCTCTGTTCGCTTATTCTTCCCTACACTATTACAGCAGTAGTGTAAATAATGGTTACTTCGAATTCTGGAAAAGTTCGGCCATATATAGACCATTATTGACTTTCTCTGCTAAGAAATTTATAACACAACGGTAGTGTAGTTTGCAGTTACTTCGATAATAGTCTAATTATCTCCAGGTGGCGACCAAAAACGCAACTGTAAACACCAATACTCTGTTGTGTTATTTATTTTATACTTCCTAAAAATTAAAAGGAGAGTGATTGAGATGGCAAAGTTCAATTTGTCAGAAAGAGGAGTTAACAGAACTACAACTTATGAAGGTGCTCCAGCATTTAAGACTCCAAATGCAAAAGAAGATTTGGTTAGAAAAGTTCTAACTACATTTTTTGGAGAACCTAAATTTTACGGCAATGTAAACGAGCAAACAAAAGACCTGGTTAGTGCTATTAGAAATATGTGTTGTAAAGATCCAGCTTTTGTTCGCAATCTAGCAATCTATGCTAGAAACACTTTGAATCTAAGAAGTGTTACTCATGCAATAATGGCAGAGATGGCTGCTGTTAATGAAAGTAAGCCTTTTGTGAGAGAAGTAATGAAAGAAGTTGTTGTCAGACCAGACGATATGACAGAAACTTTAGCTTATTTCCTAAATAACTATGGAAAACCAGTACCTAACAGCTTAAAGAAAGGATTAGCTGATGTCTTCCCTAAATTCGATGAATACCAGTTACAGAAGTATAATCGAAACCAAGCAGTTAAACTAAAAGATATTCTATGTATTGCTCACCCACGTCCATCTACTATGGAATATAGTGATATGTGGAAAAGGCTGTTAGAAGACAATCTAAAAACTCCATATACATGGGAGACTGTATTGTCAGCCCGCGGTAATAATAAAGAAACATGGGAAGAGCTAATTGAGAGTGGTAAAGTAGGATACATGGCTCTTTTAAGAAATTTAAGAAACATCTTAAAAGCAGATCCTAATAACGTAAATAAGGTAATGCAAACTCTTTCTAATAGAGATAGAGTATTGAAATCACGCCAATTACCTTTTAGATTCTACGCCGCTTACAGAGAGATTGAACAATTTCCATCTTTCAACACAGAAGCAGCACTAGAAACTTTAGAAGAAGCCATTGGATTCTCAGTAGGAAATGTTGAAAGACTGTCAGGAAAGACTTTATTATCAGCTGATGGTTCAGGATCTATGACATGGAGTAAACCTTCTCAAAGAAGTACTATAACTTGTGCTGAGATAGCTGGACTATTAATGTCTATTGCACAACATTCATGTGATTCTGCAATTACATCAACATTTTCAAATACCTTCGAGCCTTTAGTTTTAAACCGCCAAAGTGGGGTTTTAACTAATACTCGTAAAGTGGTTAGGGAAATGCAAGTTGGAGCCACAAACATGTTTTTAATTTTCAAGTGGCTATTGGATAAAAATATTTACACTGATAGAATTATAGTTATAAGTGATGATCAAGCTCATCCTGACTTCGCTGGCGGTGGTGGGCACTTTGGTCGCAGAGGTAATGCTAGAGAATACTTTGAACAGTATAGAGCAAAAGTTAATCGCAATGTTTGGTTACACATCATGGATACTGCAGGATATGGTCGTCAACAATTCCTGGGAGAAAATGTAAACTATGTAGCTGGCTGGTCAGATAAGGTTCTATCATTCATTCCTCTAGTAGAAAAAGGTGTAGATAACATGGTTAAGTATATTGAAAACCTAAGATAGTATTTATTGTTATGGAAGAGCTTCCTTGTTTTAAGGAGGCTCTTTCATTAATTTATAAAGTAATTAATTTGGGAGGCATAGCATTGATTACACCTTCACTGATTAAGGATTTCAACCAAATCATGTCTATAGAGACATGTAAACAACCTCATTCAATTCCAATTTTATCACAGTGGGAAAAAAATAAAAGATTTATATATGAAAAGCTATTAAATAAAAATCTAACTATTTCATATCCTATTTCTGTGGATGTTTCTGAAAGACAGAAAGAGTTTGCAAAAAAGAAATTTCTTTTTTTCTTTCAAAAGTATGAAGATGTTTTAAATCAAATTGACAGTAATAGTTTAGTTACTAATAGGTTGCAGAAAGATACTGTTATTAATAATGAAAAATTTAACGCCGGAATTAAAGTTTCTAAAATTTTAAAAAGAGTAGTTAAGAGTCAAATAGATTATAGGAGAATAGAATTGGGATATTCTAATTTTCTACAAATTTTTAAAACAGAAGGGCAGTTATGTATTAGCATCAATCCATTAGACTATATCTCTATGAGTGATAATTCATATGTATGGAACTCTTGTCACTCCTTTCTTGATGGTGAATACAAAGGTGGCACTTTAAGTTTAATGACAGATGAAAGCACTATTGTTTGCTATGTTAAAGGAGATAAAGATTTCACCTTAAATCAAGTTGAGATTCCTAATAAAAAGTGGAGGGTTCTAATACATTTCTGTAAAGATATTCCCTATATCATTTTTAGTTTAGAGTATCCTTTTGAGAATAAATTTATAATGATGCAACTAGTGCAAAAATTACAAAAGTTACTCAAGACAGCCTATCCTGAAATGAATTTTATGTTTAGAAAATTTACTTCTTCTTCTATTGGTGATTTAGTTGAAGAACCTAATGAAGAAATTGATGAAATTTGTTTTAATGACTTATTATCTATTGATGGTAATTCAGGTGCTTATAAAAATAAATTTATTAGAACATTGATTCCAACCTATATAAGAAATTCAAGTGAGCTGTGTAAAACAAGTATAGGAAATTTGCCATTCTGTCCATCGTGTGGAAATCATTATATAACTTCACATAATTCAATAGAGTGTGATGTTTGTAATCCTTTAGAATATTGTTGCACGTGTGCAGAAGCAACACATCGTGAGGAGTTAATAAATGTAGATGGAGAGTTTTATTGCGAAATTTGTTTTGATAATGAATTTACTCACTGTGAACATTGTGGTGAAATTATTCAGAGAGGATGGACTCCAATAAAACATGCTTGTGAGACTGAATTAATTGGTGAACAAGCCATTTAAAGTTGACAAAACTAAGAAATTATGATATAATTATAGTAGAAAGATAAGAAAGGAGGGGGGGATGAGTTGGAGTTTTTTGATAGAGAAAAAATAGATGAGTACTACCCAGGAGCTGTAATGATACCTCCAATGAATGTCTGGAAACTACCTAAAAACAAATTAAATAAAAGAAAAGAAATTTGTGATAGTGGAGATTATTTTGGACAACCTAAATTAGATGGGTCCTGTTATGTTTATGAGAAAACTAAATATGGGAAATCATATCTCTTCAGTCGAAGGGTATCAACAAAAACTGGATTATTAGTGGAAAAAGGAGATAGAATTCCGCACATAATGGAGCATTTAGATTTAATTGTACCTGATAAAACTATATTAGTAATGGAAGTTCATTATCCAGGAGAGAAATCTAGAAATGTAACCTCTATTATGGGATGTAATGCTCCTAAAGCAATAGAAAGACAAAAAAATAAATTACTTCAAGCATATATACATGATATATTAATGTATGATGGTGGAAGCTATCTCAAAGTATCTAATTTAGATAGATTAAAATCTCTTAATAGGAATGTTTCTAATAGTTATGTTCATCCTGAATACATTCATTTTGCAGATGGTGTTTTTGAAAATTTAGATCACTATATAGATGAATGTTTAGCGGCTGGATATGAAGGAACTGTTTTAAAATCTATAAATGGATTATATGTTCCTACAAAAAAACCTGCCTGGAATTTTGTTAAGTTTAAAATAGAGTCAGAATATGATGTAATTTGCACAGGTTTTGAACCTCCAACAAAAGAATATAAAGGTAAAACTTCTTTAGATATATGGCCGTATTGGGATGGTGATGAACCCGTCACAAAACCTTATGCAAAAGGTTGGGTTGGTGCATTAAAAATTGGAGTTTATAAGCAAAATGAGTTAGTAGATTTAGGAACTGTAGCTTCAGGGTTAACAGATTCTGTTTTAGAAGAAATAAAACGTAATCCTGATAACTTTATAGGTGAACCATTACTTGTCAAAGCTATGGAACCAACTGAAGGTAATCTGCGGGAAAAAAGGTTTATTAGATTTCGTGATGACATTAATCCGCATGATTGTACGTGGGAAAAAATCTTCAAATAGGCAATAAAAGGCTTCTTTAAAGCAGATGAGCATCAATGTTTCTCTTGACAAAGTTCAAAAAATGTGGTATAATTATACTACAGGAAATAAAAATATGCTTTACTACTGAATTAAAGGAGGGTAGAGAAATATTTATATTTCTTAGAGGGTAGTCTCCCTCAATAAAAAATTATTAAACAAAACAAGGAGGAATTATTTCATGGCTGTTACAGAAAAAGGAAACAATCTAATTAGAGTGCTTCAGCAAATGCTAGATGAACGTGGAGATAACTCTACAGTTAGCGTAGAAGAAATCGCTGAAGAAGCTGGTCTTTCTGTCGCTTCGGTTCGAGGAACTATGGGTAAACTGGTAAAAGAAGGTTATGTTGCTAGTGATCCTGTGGAAGTTGAAGGCAAGAAACGCAAAAGAATCAGTTTGACTGACTTAGGTTGGGAGCATGACGCAGCGGCTTATCAGCCCCCAAGTGCTGAGTAGTTAAAGAAGAATAAGAAAGTATCAAGATTTAATCAATCATGAATATAAGAAAGATTGTAGGTAAAACTACAATCTTTCTTTGTTTATGGTAACTGTAGGGGAAAATTTGACAATTCTCAAAATTTGTGGTATAATATTATTAATGGTAATATAAAAATATTACTTAATAAAAACGGAGGTATTATATTAATGACTGAACAATTAAGAGAAGCTCAAAATATTGTGATGGTGGAAGGTATCGTGAATGAGAATCGTCTTGATTTTAGAAACATTTCGAGTGGTAAAGCTATCGGTGGAGATTTATTAGTTCAAGTTGATGAATCTAACATTGTAGCCGTAAACTTTTTTGCCTCTGAAAAGAAAAGAGATGGTGGTAAAAATAAGATTTATGAATCATTATTAACTGTTAAGGATGATTTTAAATCAGTTGCCAAGCACGGGGTTGAAGATGCAGATAGAGTTAGGATTAATTCAGGTAGATTAGAAGCTAATGAATTCTATGCTGCATCGGGTAACTTAATCTCTACATTCAGAGTTAGATCTAATTTCATTAACAGAGTAACTGGTGATTTTATACCTGGCGTTAGCTTTCAAGTAGAAACATATCTACAAGGTATTACAGAAGAACTTGTAGAGAATGAAGTTACTGGAAGATTAGTTGTTAAAGGTATTGTTCCAATGTATGGTGGTAGAATTAGTTTATTAACTTTCTTTGTTGAAGATGAGAATGGTATTAAGTATATCCAAGATAACTATAGTGTTGGAGATACTGTTAAATTAGCTGGTTTCATCAATAACGATGTACAGAAAGTTGAGAAAACAGAGGAAATGGAATTTGGTGGAGACTTAGTCAACACCTACCAGAAAGTTAAAAGAGAGTTAATTGTAACTCGTGGAAGTAAACCTTATGAAGAAAATGGATTTGATTCTGACTTAATTAAGCAAGCTCTGGCTGACAGAGAAGCGGAGTTAAAGAATCTTAAAGAAAAAGCTATGCAAACTAGCACTACTGGAGCACAAGGCGGAGGGTTTGGTGGAAGGAAAGACTTTCCTTTTTAAGGGCGTCTCTCCTTTTCACTAATAACAGAGAGGTGATAATTTGAGTATAGATATTTTTACTATAAAACCACATCAAGTCTCAAGAGATTTAAAGGGTTATACAATCCTATTATATGGAGACCCAAAAAGCGGAAAAACTACCACTGCTTCTAGGTTTCCAAATAGTTTATTGCTGGCTTATGAAAAGGGTTATTCTGCTCTTCCAGGAGTTAAAGCACAGCCAATGAATACATGGGCTGATATATTGCGAGTAATGAAACAGCTTAAAACAGAAGAAGCTAAAAACCTGTTTGAAACTATTGTAATTGATACAGGAGACTTAGCTTATGAAGCTTGTGAAAGACACGTTTGTAGTATTAATGGAGTAGAAAAAATTGGTGATATTCCTTATGGAGCAGGCTATGCAGAAGCTGGAAGACTCTTTGATTCTGTTTTACAGGACTTAGCTAAATTAGGATACGGTGTTGTAATAATTAGTCACGCTGACGACAAAACTATAAAAGATGAATCAGGTGAAGAATATCAAAGAATTCAACCCACATTACCAAGAACTGCTAGAAAAGTTGTGAATAGATTCTGTGATATTATTGGGTATTCTAGAATTGTTAAAACACTCACAGAAGACAATAGAGAAGTGGAAAAAACATATTTGTATATGCGAGCTACAGTAAGGTTTGAAGCGGGTTCTCGCTTTAAATATACCCCTAATTATATTGAATTTACCTATGATAATTTAGTTAATGCTATTGCTGATGCTGTTGATAAGCAAGCACAACAAAATCATGATAGTGTTACTGATGAAAAAAGTTCAGTATATTCAGATGAATTAAAAAATTATGAAGAAGTTATGGATCGATTCGTTGAAATTACCAGTGTATTAATGGAAAAAGATCCAAAGAATCAAAAAGAAATTGAAAAAGTTATTGAGAAATACATAGGAAAAGGCAAAAGAGTTGGTGAGCTTGATGATAAGAACACAGACATTATTGATGTAATCAACGAAGAGCTGAATAACCTTCTATCTCAATAGCTATAAATTTAATTAGAGAGAAGAGGGGCTTTATTAAAAGTAAAGTCCCTTTTTTTTTACTTAATTCTCTCTTAGGAGGGATTGAAATGAGCTCTGACCGTCCTGTTAAATGCCCTTATTGTAATCAATACTTCAGAAGAAGTAGTGAACAATTTATCTATGATAAAGGGAGATACTGGCATGAGGAATGTCATAAACTTAATTTAGGAGAAAAAAGTAAAACAGATTCAGATAGAAGAGAATTATTAGCTTATATAGAAAAATTACTAAATAAGAAAATAGATGCTAGAATATTAAAACAAATAAAAACTTATACAGAAGATTATGGGTATAAGTATAAGGGTATTCAATTAACATTAGAATACTTCTTTGAGTTAAAAGGTAATCTTATTTCAAAAGCTCAAGGTGGAATTGGAATTGTTCCTTATGTATATGAAGAAGCGAAAAAATACTATATGATGAAAAATCAAGTATCTGAAAGTTTAGACGCTTTAAAAGAAACTCCAGTTGTAGAAAAAACTGTTACTATTAAAGATCCTACTAAACAGAAAAAATATAGAATAAATAAAACCATAGACATAACTGGTCTTTAAGATTTGAAGGAGAATTTTTTTGAATGGAGTGAATAATTTGAGTTTAGTAGATAAACGCTCTATCTTCCTTGTAATTGGGTGTCTATTACAAAAACCAAATCTACTAAATAATACTACAAAGTATAATTTAACTAAGGAAGATTTTCCTGAAAAGTTTCATAAAATTATATTTGCCTCTATTTATAACTTATGGAATGAAGGAATTACAAGTATAGATTATGTAATGATTGATAATTACTTATCAAAATATAATTTACAGTATCAGGTTTTTGTAGAAAATAACGGGATTGAATACTTGCAGGCAGCTAAAGACTCAGCTGATATAACAAATTTTAATTATGTTTATGACAGAGTAAAGAAATTTTCATTGTTAAGAAGTTATCAAGAAAGTGGAATAAATATTGATCATATTTATAGTGAAAAAGAAGTAGATTTAAGAAGACAAGAACTAATGCAGGAAAGGTTTGATTCCTTAAGTCTGACACAAATTACAGAAGAGATTGATAAAAAAATAGTAGACATAAAAGGAAAATTCTTACTACATCATGGAACAGCTGGTCAACATGCTGCTGAGGGAATTGTTGAATTAAAAGAAGAGTTAAAAGAAAACCCAGAGATAGGTCTTCCACTTCGTGGTGGGATTATGAATATGATCACAAGAGGTGCCCGCCTTAAGAAGTTGTATATGAGAAGTGCACCAACTTCTGTAGGTAAAACTAGACTTGCTCTTGGAGATGCTTGTAATTTAGGCACTAATGAGATCTATAGTACTGAGTTAAATAGATGGGTAAAGAATGGTATTGCTAGTCCCACTCTTTTTATTACTACAGAACTTGAAATGGATGAAGTTCAAACTCCTTTACTAGCTTTTCTTTCAGGGGTTAATGAAACAAAAATTTTAGATGGAGAATATAGCGGTGACGAAGAAGCAAGAGTAGACTATGCAATAAAAGTATTACAGAAAGGTCAGTTGTGGATTGAATATCTACCTAATTTTTCATACCAAGATATAGAAAATACTGTTAAAAGGTATTTCTTAAATAATAAGATTCGTTACTTCTTCTTTGACTATTTGCATACAACTATGAAAATGTTGGCTGAAGTTGGTAAAGAAGCAGGTGGAATTAGGTTAAGAGAGGATAATATTCTTCATATGTTTTCTACCAACTTAAAAGAGTTATGTAATGAGCTTGGTATTTTTATGTACACATCTACTCAGGTATCTGGTGATTGGGAGAGTAGGAAGACAGCTAATCAGAACATATTAAGGGGGGCAAAAGCAATAGCTGATAAATTAGACGTGGGAATGATAGCTTTAAAGCCAACCAAAGAAGACTTAGATGCTTTAAAACCAATATTAGAAAAAGGATTTGAATTAGTTGAGCAACCAAATCTTGTGTTTCATATTTATAAACTGAGAAGAAGTCCTTACCAAGGTGTTAAAGTTTGGAGCTATGTTGATTTAGGCACTTGTCGTCTAAAAAACTTATTTGTTACTAAGAACGACTATACATTAATACCTGTACAATCATTAAATATTGAAGTTACTGAGTAATAGGAAGGGAGGTATCACTTCCCTGTTGTGATAAATAAAGACCAATTAAAACAGGCATTAACCGTTGATGATGTAACTAAAATTGTCTGTCACTTGGGTAGTGATGCACCAAGGATAGACAATAAAGGGAATTTAGTTTTTCAAACTATTTGCCATAACTTTGTCGGCGGTAGTTATAAATTATATTATTATGATAATTCTAAATTATTCTCTTGTTATACAGAATGTCAGAAAACATTTGATATTTATGAATTAGTAGAGAAAGTCAAAAAGGTAAGTTTTACAGAGGCTGTTTTCTTTATACAACAATTTACTGGATTTGCTCCTTTTGAAAGTAAGATTCAAAGTGATGAAAGAATTTCAGATTGGGAGTTTATCAACCGATACAGAAAACCACCTTCTTCCAATATTGAATTAAATACTTTTGATCCTGTAGTTCTTAATATTTATCAGAAGAAATACCATGTCTCTTGGATTGAAGAAGGAATTTCTAAGAAAGCTATGGAAAGATTTGGCATACTTTTTGATTCATTCAATAATAGAATTATCATTCCACACTATGATATAAATAATACTTTAGTTGGAATTCGCTGTCGAAACTTAAATCAAGAAGTAATTGATAAAGGTATGAAATATGTGCCAGTTAAGATAGAGGGAACAGTATATTCACATCCTTTAAGTTATAACTTATATGGTATAAAAGAAAATTTAAATACTATTAAGAATCTTAGAAGAGCTATAATTTTTGAAGGTGAGAAAAGTGTTTTGAAAATGGAAACATTCTATCCTGGACATAATTTTAGTGTCGCAGTCTGTGGCGATAAAGTTTCAGAGTATCAAAGAAAGTTAATTACAAAGTATGTTGATGAAGTGATTATAGCTTTTGATAAAAGTGAACCATATAAACATGGAGGGAAGAATGAAAGTATTATAAGAATCAGAGATATAGCTAAAAGATTTTGTTCTTATGTTAAGACTTTTATTATAGTTGATAAAAACAATTTACTACCCATTAAAGATGCTCCTGTTGATCAGGGTAAGGATATCTTTGATCAATTAATTAAATCAAAAGTAGAAGTTAGAACTTTTCTTAACACATTTTAGTAAAGGAGGAATATTATTGAAGATTTCATTAGAAGAATTTAAAAACTTACCAAGCACTCAACAAGATGATTATATTGCAGATTGCTTACCAATTATAAATTTTTGTAATTCTCATATGATATCAACAGTAGAAGTAATGATTTTAACAGAAATGTTTTACCCATTAATAGAGGAAAAGTGTTTATTAGGAGATACTCTTAGAGGATATCTACAAAATAAAATTTTTCACGGTAGAGAGTGGAGGTAGAGAATGTGAAATATGAATTAATTTCAGAATATACTTACAACCCATTTAATCCTACATTTTTTAGGGATTTAATATTTAAGAATAGAAATACAAAGTTGACAAGAAATTTCTTAGCCCCAACTGAAGATAATCTAAATCATTGGGGGCTATTAGATAATATAGAGGAAGGTGTTTTATTACTTACTGAACATATTAATAGAAACAGTAATATTTTTCTAATTGTAGACAGTGATGTTGATGGATATACGTCATCAGCAATCTTCTATAACTTTATTAAAGAGAAGTCACCACAAGTTAATATAAAATGGATGGTGCATGAAGGGAAACAGCATGGTATTATTTTAGATAGAATACCAAATGATACAGAATTATTAGTTGTCATTGATGCGGGTAGTAATCAATATAAAGAGCATAAGATTTTGGCGGAAAAAGGTATTGATATTTTAATTATTGATCACCATGAAGCGAAAGAATATTCTGAGCATGCAGTTGTTATTAACAATCAATTGTCTAAAAATTATCCTAATAAACAATTATCAGGAGCTGGAATGGCTTATAAGTTTTGTTGTGCTTTAACCGCTAATATTGGCTCTACAATCGCTGATAAATATTTAGATTTGGCCGCTGTAGGTATAATAGCTGATACAATGGATGTAAGAGAGTTAGAAAATCGGTATATTATACACAACGGGTTAAAAAACATTAATAATCCCTTTTTAAAGGCACTAATTAGTAAGCAAAGTTATTCCATAGGATCATCTGGGATAAATACTGTTGCAATTATGTTCTATATAGCACCACTAATTAATTCATTAACAAGAGTTGGAACAATGGAAGAAAAAGAATTAATGTTTAAGGCATTTATTAATGGTGATGAAAAAGTTAGTTCTACTAAAAAGGGTGCTAGTAATGAAACAGAGACAATAGCTGAACAGGCAGCTAGAGTTTGTTCTAATGCCAAATCTAGACAAAAAAGAGTTGTTGATATTTTACAGCAGGAGATAGAGGAGATTATTGTAGAAGAAAATTTATCATCTAAACCTATTATGTTAATTACCTTAACAGAAGTTTCTAATAGAAATATAGTTGGATTAGCTGCTAATCAACTAGCTCATAAATACAAGAAACCAGTTTTAATCTTGGTTTCAGATGAAGAGGAGAGCTATACTGGTAGTGGTAGAAATTATAATTTAAGTGAAATAGAAAACTTAAAAGATTTATTAAATAGTACGGAGCTTTTTGAATTTGCTGAAGGACATCAATCAGCTTTTGGAGCTAAGATTAAAGAAGATAATATAGATAAATTCTTAGATTACTGCAATAAGAATTTTGAAGAAACTGATTTTATAGATTTATATAGAGTAGATTTTGAATTTAAATCATCTGAAATAACTCCAGATATTATAAAACAAATATCAAATCTTAGACCTTTATGGGGTAAAGGATTTGATGAACCATTTATTGTTGTAAAGGATATAAAAGTTTTTCCTGAAGATATTAAGTTTATGGGTCAGAATAAAACTCATGTTAAGTTTAGTAGTAATGGAATTGATTATGTTATATTTAATGCTGATAGCAATAGAATAAAACAATATCAGTCTCCTTTATCTATTGATGTTATAGGTAGATGTGATATTAATATCTGGCGAGATAGAGTTACTTATCAGCTAATCGTAAGTGATTATAATATTAAAGAAGAAAAGTCTAGCTTTGGATTTTAGGAGGCAATAATGAAAACAATAATTTTATATACAGATGGAGCATGTAGCGGGAACCCTGGGCCTGGAGGTTGGGCATATATTTTTTATGTAGAAGAAATGGGTGTTAGTAAAACTGGCATATCACAAAGCGGAGGAGAAAAAAATACAACAAATCAAAGAATGGAATTAAAAGCCGCTATAGAAGGGTTACAAGAAGCTGTGTTCCAACACTTGGAAAATGAATCTATTAAAATAAAATTATATACAGACAGTGCTTATTTAAGTAACTGTATTAAGGATGAGTGGTATAAGAAATGGCGATACAATGGATGGAAAAATGCTAAAAAAGAACCCGTTAAAAATCAAGACTTATGGGAAGAAATTCTTTTATTTGTCGATAATCCATTAATTAAATTAGAAGTTATAAAAGTTAAAGGACATTCTGGGAATGAGTTGAATGATAAAGTTGATGAATTAGCTAAATATCAAATTAGTAAATATAAGGAGTGAGATTCAATGGAGAAAGATAACTTAATTGGTAGAGAAGTAATTGTTTGTAATGGAGATTTTAGAGGAGTTAGAGGAATATTAACTCAAATAACTATTGAAACAAATACTTTTAAAGTGAGAGGTTCAAGAGGAGAAATAGTAAAAACATTTGAGACAACTCCGCCAGACTTTATTTGCAGTATTTATGTAAATAATAAAAATACAATTACTGTAATGTCAGAAGATATAACGAAGGTTGAATAACAATGGCTTATGCAGATAGTAGAACTAATAGTGTTCCTTTTGATTTCTATGAAACTCCTAAATATGCAGTAGATAAACTATTAGAAGTAGAGAAATTTGAAGGAACTATTTTAGAACCATGTAGTGGAAATGGAGCGATTAGTAAAGTGCTTGAAGCCTCTGGATATCAAGTTATTTCCTCAGATTTAAGACCAGAGGGAATTTATGGAAATGGCGGAGTGGACATTTTTTCCTTAGAAGGTATTCAAGCTAATAATTTAATTACTAATCCACCTTATGGAAGGAAAATTTTAGATTTAGTAAAACATTGTTTAACTTTAGCTGATCAAAAAATTTGTCTCTTACTTAGATTAGCTTTCTTAGAAGCACAAAGCAGATATGTTTTCTTCAAAGAAGAAAATACTTTAGAGAAGGTTTATGTTTTTTCTAAAAGAGTTATTATGTTAAAAGAGGGAGAACCAATGACTGGAAGTAAGATGGCTTTTGCTTGGTTCATTTGGAATAAACAATATAAAGGAAAACCTTTCATTGATTGGTTATTTTGAAGGGTGATATAAAATGAGAAAAGATATAGTTGAATGTGTATTTTCTTTAAGTCTTCCTTTGATTGATAATAAAAATAAAATTCAATTTACAAAACAAGCTATCGAAAAAGCAATAAATTCTTTTAAAGATGCTCCTATAGTTGATAAAAATGATGGAGTAATAGGTATAGTTACAGAAGCAAATTGGCATGATAAAGATGAATTAATAATAAAAGGAAAATTGTGGACAAGAATTGAACCAGAATTATCTATTCAAAAGAAAGAAAACAACACTATTTTAGATTTTAATTTTTCAGCTTTATGGATAAATATTTAAAAGTAGGTGATTAAGATAGAAGTAAATAGATTTTATATAGGAGAAGCGGCAGAAATAATGTGTGATATGCCTGCTAATTTTGTAGATTTAACAATAACATCTCCACCTTATGATAAAATGAGAAGCTATGAAGGATCATTATTTACATTTGAGGATTTTAAAAGTATCGCTAAACAACTATACAGAGTAACTAAACCAGGTGGAGTAGTAGTATGGATTGTAGGAGACCAAACAAAGGATGGAACAGAAAGCTTAACTTCTTTTAAACATGCTCTCTATTTTAAAGATGGTTGTGGATTTAAAATCCATGATACTATGATTTATGAAAAAACAGGCTTTTCTAATCCTTCTAGTAATAGGTATCATCAAATTTTTGAGTATATGTTTGTCTTAGTGAAAGGTAAATTAAAAACTTTTAATCCAATTAAAGATAGAAAAAATATTTACGCTGGGCAAACTCGATGGGGAAAGAATACTATAAGACAGTTTGATGGTAGTTTAAAAGAAAGATCAGATACAAAACCCACACAAGAATATGGTATGAGATTTAATATTTGGAGAATAAGTGCTGGTGGTAATGTATCTACCCCAGACAAGATAGCATTTGATCATCCTGCTATTTTCCCAGAACAACTAGCTAAAGATCATATTTTATCATGGTCAAATGAAGGAGATTTAGTTTTAGATCCTTTGTGTGGAAGTGGCACAACTTGCAAGATGGCTCATTTATTAAACAGAAACTGGATAGGAATAGATATGGTGCAAAAGTATATTACAATTGCTGGAAAAAGATTGGAGAATTACGGATGGAAGAAAGAAATATAATATCGTCAGGAATGACTGATGAAGAGTCTAATATAATGCAACATATTGTATCAGCTTATAATCAGTTTTTAAAACTCTCTCCACAGCATCCTAATGATTTAGAAGAATTTACTAATGGTATTCACGATCTGCAAAAAATTATAGCTTTAAGAATCGTTAGGAGAGACTATCCTCATGAATGGAGGATTATTAAATGAAAGTATATTATAAAGAAAAAGATAGGAAAAAAGCTGTCTTTTGGAGTAAAGTTGTTTATATTTTGGGTAAGTTAAGATTGCCAATAAAATATTTAAGATTTAAATTTTTATACCCAGCTGTAGAAAGAATGATTGATGATCAAGTAAATGGGCAGTTTGAAGAATTCCTTAATAGCTTTGCAGATTTTTCTTCACAGGATGGTGAAACTAACTTCTTTAGTAAGAATGAAGAGTATCAATCATATTACAATAATACAATTAGTTAATTACTTTACAAAACCTAGAATTTATGATATAATATATATAGAATAATTGAAGGAGGAAAGAAGTTGCACTATACAAATGTTCATACTCACTCTGAGTATTCAAATTTAAGACTACTAGATTCTATTAATGGGATAACAGACCTGATTAATGGGGCAGTAGAAGCTGGATATAATGGTATTGGAATAACAGACCATGAATCTTTATCTGGTCACGTAAAAGCCATTAGACATGTTAAAGAACAGAAACAGAAGGGAAAAATTCCTAAAGACTTTAAATTAATTTTAGGGAATGAAATCTATTTAATAGATGATTTAGATAATTATAAAGATAATTATGATTCTAAGACAATGAGATATTACCACTTTCTATTGTTAGCGAAAAATAAAGAAGGTCATAAGTTATTAAGAGAAGCAAGTTCTCAAGCCTGGAGTAATGCTTTCTCTCAAAAAGGAATGGATAGAGTTCCTATAACTTACTCTCAATTAGAAGAAATAGTTAAGAAATCTCCTGGAAATTTAATAGCCTCTACAGCATGTATTGGTTCTTTTTTTGGTCAAAAAGTATTGCAACATGCAGTAGATGAAGATAATCAAAAGATTAAAGAAGAAATCCATAATTTTATATTATGGTGTCTTAATTTATTTGGGCAAGAGAACTTTTTTATTGAAATTCAACCAAGTGAAGAGAGTCAAGAGCAAATATTATACAATATACACGCTGCAAAGATCGCTAGTGCTTATGAAATACCATTGATTATAACTACTGATGCTCATTATTTGAATAAAAGTGAAAGACCAATTCATAAAGCATATCTTAATAGCAAACAAGGTGACAGAGAGGTTGACGATTTTTATAGTTCCACATTCCTGATGCCAACTTCTGAAATCATAAGGTATCTGATGGAATACAATGGATTTTCAGAGAAAAGTGCCAATGAATGTATTATCAATACTATGAGGATCTATAATGCCTGTGAAGAATATGATTTAAAAGATGAGCCACAAGTTCCTCTATTCACTTTGCCAGAGTTTGAATTAAATCATTTATTTATTAATTACTATGATGAGTTTGAATATATTAAAAAGTTTGCCTATAGTAAAAATGGACAGGATAGATATTTACTATACCAAATCGAAGAAGGATATAAAGAAAAATCTCAAAAAAAGGAATTTACTAAAGATATTCATATTAAAAGAATTGATATGGAGTTAGAAGAAGTTTGGAAAATTAGTGATGTTATACATGATAGAGTATCAGCATATTATAATACTGCTAAAAAAATTATAGACATTATGTGGGAAGATGGAGATAGTATAGTAGGACCGGCAAGAGGAAGTGTTACAGGATATTTCATTTGCTATCTTACAGATATAGTTCAAATGGATGCAGTTGATTGGGATTTACCTCATTGGAGACATTTGACTGCCGAAAGACCAGAAATGCCTGATATTGATATTGATACTCAAGCAACCAAAAGAATTACTATATTAGAAGCGGTTAAAGATTTCTTTGGTGAAGATTCTGTGATTAATATTTGTACTTTTGGAACAGAAAGTTCTAAGAGTGCTATTTTAACAGCCTGTAGAGGGTATAGAGATGAAAACTTTAAAGACGGAATTGATGTAGATACTGCATTATATATGGCTAGTTTAGTACCAGTAGAAAGAGGTTTTAATTGGTCTATTAATGATTGTCTTCAAGGAAATGAAGAAAAACAAAGAAGACCAGTTAAAGATTTAGTTACGGAGATAGACCGCTATCCAGGGTTAAAAGAGATTATTCTTAAAATAGAAGGATTAGTTAATAAAAGATCTGTTCATGCCTCTGGTGTTTATATTTACAATGGTAGTTATATTAATTATAATGCGATAATGCGAGCACCAAATGGACAAATCATCACACAGTTTGATATGGGTGATAGTGACTATTTAGGAGGTATGAAATTTGATTTCTTAACTATTCAAGCTCTTGATAAAATCAGACTAACATTAGATTACATGCTAGAAGATAAAGTTATAGAGGATCAAATGACCTTGAAAGCTAACTATAATAAATATCTACACCCAGATGTTTTAGATTATCAAACCCCAGAAATGTGGAAAATGATTGGGAACAATGACATTATAGATTTGTTCCAGTTTGATACAGAGGTAGGTTTAGCCGCTGCTAAGTTAGTTAAACCAACTAATCTTTTAGAATTAGCTGTTGCTAACTCTCTTATGAGGTTAATGTCATCAGAGGCTTCTAAACAACCACTAGAAGAATATAAAATATTTAAAGAAGATATTAATCTGTGGTATGAAGAAATGCGTTTATATGGTTTAAAAGATAATGAAGTAAGAGTCTTAGAAAAACATTTAAAGAGTATTTATGGAGTTGCCGACACTCAAGAAGTAGTTATGGAGCTATCTATGGATCCAAAGATTTCTAATTTTTCAATTCCAGAAGCTAATAAATTAAGGAAAGCTATTGGGAAGAAATCAGAAAAAGTAATGTTAGAATCTAAAAAAGAATTTTTTGAGAAGGGTAAAGCTACAGGCACTAGTGATACTTTACTAAACTATGTATGGAATGTGCAAATTAAAAGACAATTAGGGTATTCATTCAGTAAGAATCATACTATGCCTTATTCTTTAATTGCTTTACAACAAATGAATCTAGCATTTCATTATCCATCAGTTTACTGGAATACTGCTTGTTTATCTGTAAATTCTGGCTCTGCTGATGAAGAGCAAGAGAAACAACAAACTACTGATTATGGTAAGATTGCATCAGCTATTGGAAATATAATGAACAGAGGAGTAGAAATTGCCCTTCCTCATGTTAATAAATCTAAATTTGGATTTGTCCCAGATGCTCCAAATAACAGAATTCTTTTTGGTTTGAAAGGTATTAACAAAGTTGGCAATGATTTATGTATAGAAATTATTAAGAATCGTCCTTATAAATCATTGAAAGATTTTTTGAATAAGGTTAAAATTAGTAAAGATAAAGTAATAAATTTAATAAAAGCAGGAGCATTTGATGAAATTGAAGGAAAAGATAAAGTGGAGATTATGAAAGAGTATATTAAGTCTATTTGTGGAGAAAAGAAAAGACTAACTTTACAGAACTTTCAAATGCTTAGTAGGTATGGATTAATTCCTGAAGAATTACATTTCCATGAAAGAGTGTTTTTCTTTAATAAATATTTAAAGAAATTCAAAGAAGGGAATAATTTTGAATTAGATTCTATAGCATTAGATTTTTACCAACAGAATTTTGATAATGATTTATTAATAGTTAAGGATAAAAAATACTACATCAACCAAAAACAATGGGATAAAATTTATCAAAAGAAAATGGATGATGTTAGAAAATATATTAAAGAAACTCCAGAGCTATTAACAGAATTAAATTATAAACTATTTATTGAAGAATGGGAAAAATATGCAAGTGGTAATATAAGTCATTGGGAAATGGATTCTGTTTCATTCTATTACCATGAACATGAATTATCAAAAGTAAACTTAGAGAAATATAGTATTGATGATTTTAACTCACTACCAGAAAATCCCATTGTAATGGATGAATATGAAGCATATGGAAGAATTATCAAAATATATAAATTACATCGAATAGCTGGAACAGTTCTTGATAGAAATAAATACAGACATACCGTTACATTATTAACCACTTCTGGAGTAGTTCATGTTAAACTTTATAGAGATCAATTTAGTTATTTTGATAAGCAAATATCAGAAACAGGAGAAGATGGTAAAAAGAAAATAGTAGAGAAATCATGGTTCAAAAGAGGTAATAAATTATTGTTAACTGGAATAAGAAGAGGGGATATTTTTCAGCCAAAAGTTTACAAAAACTCAGTGTTTAAACATGCAATATATTTAATCACTGATATAGATGAAGAAACAGGAGATATTTCCGCTGAAGCGTATAGGGCAGATAATCCAAAAGAGGAGGGACTATAATATGGAAGTAATCGGAATTTTTGGTGTTTTATTTATAATGCTTATAGTGGGTGTGGGAGGAGGTCGGAAATACTAATGAATATTATTTTATTTGGTCCAATGGGTTGTGGAAGGTCTACCGCTGCTAATTATTTTATAAAAACAACAAATTGTTTAAAGTATAATATATCCTCTTATATTACTAAAATTACCAACATGATGAACTATCAGCAATTAGATAATAAATTTCTATACCAGCTCTTTGCTGAACAATGTAGAGTAATGTTTGGGAGTTTTGTTTGGAATAATTTATTAATGGAATTAGTTCAAAAGCAACAAGACCTATATTTAGGATATGGAGAAATGCCTCCTGATATAGTTATAGCTGACGGAAGAAAATTCGCTGATTTGATTTATTGGAGAGATAGAGATTTTACCACTATTGGTATTAATGTAGATGATGAAATTAGGAGAGATAGATTAATCCAAAAAGATGGAGAAGATCCAATAAAATACTTTAATCACATTATAGAAGAAGAGGCTAAGATATGTATTTCTCAATGCGATTATCAGATTGATAATAATGGCTCTTTAGTAGACATGTATCAACAAATTGATAAAATTATAACAGCTGAAAAAACTTATCAACCTCAAGGAGGCTAAATTAATGAATAAAGAGTTAGAGGATTTCAATAAAGCTAATGAAGTAGAGCATAAAGTAGAGAATCAATGGCATTATGAAATACTAAAAAGGTATGGATTTAAACCTAATACTCTAATAGCAAAAGGGTTTGTTAGGTCATATGAATATGAGAATGATGAAGGGTTTAAGATACAAGGACGAACTGGTGCTAGTGCAGATTATTTTATATCTCAATGTGGCATGAGTGGATTCTGGAGTGAACTAGAACCCTTCTTAAAATCTAGAGAATTGAAGGAGAAAGTATAACACAATAGGAGGAATATTATTGAAGTTAATTAAAAGAGACGGGAAAATAGTAATCTTTAATTCAGGAAAGATTGCTACTGCAATTAATAATGCTATGAAAGAAACATTAATAGGGGTAGATGAAGAGCTAAGTCAATCAATAGCTTCTAAAATAGAGAATAACTTAAAAGAAAAAGCAACTGATCCTACTGTGGAAGAAATTCAAGATTTAGTTGAAGAAGAACTTATGAATAGTAATAGAAAAGATGTCGCTCGTAGATATATTATCTATCGCTATGAAAGAAGTAAAACAAGAGAGAAGAGGAAAGGCGCTCCTTCATTACTCACTGATGAATTCCTAAGTCAATACAAACACTCTGAACCTCCAATGGATCAATTAGGAATGTTTACCTATTATAGAACATACTCTAGATGGATTCCAGAAGAAAAAAGAAGAGAACAGTGGTGGGAAACTGTTAGGAGAGCGATAGAATATAATTGTAATTTAACTACCACATCAAGAGAAGAAGCTGAAGAATTATACGACAACGTATTTAATTTAAGACAGTTTACAAGTGGTAGAACTTTTTGGGTTGGTGGTACAAAGGTCTCTGAAAACTATCCAATGTCAAATTTTAATTGTGCGTTTTTAGTTATCAATTCAATCCAAGCATTCCGAGATTTATTTTACCTCCTTATGCTTGGCACTGGTGTTGGCTTTAGAGTATTAAAAACAGATGTTAAGCTATTACCAAAATTCAAAACAACTATTGAAGTAATTCATCAAGATTATATTGCAACACCTAAAGAAGAAAGAGTTGATCATACTTCTGTATATTATATAGATAATAATACTGTTGAAATTATTGTAGGAGATAGCAAAGAAGGATGGAGTGACTCTCTATATGAATTTTTAAAAGTTCTAACTGATAAGATGTATAAATCAGTTAATAAAATAATTCTTAATTATAATCATGTAAGAGGCGCTGGTGAGAAATTAAATACCTTTGGTGGAAAAGCCTCTGGTCATGAAAGTATTAAAAAAATGTTTTATAAAATTGATAGAGTAATTAAAAGTGGATATGATAGAAGTAATAAAGGTGGATATGCTTCATTTGAACCTATTAATGTTATTGATATAGCAAATATTATAGGAGAAAATGTAGTAGTTGGAGGCGTTAGACGCACATCACAAATGGCTTTAATTAGTCCTGATGACACTGAGTCTATGCAAGCAAAAAGTAATTTATTTGAGAAGAAAAGTTCAGGATGGGTAGAAAATAAACATTTATCCCATAGAAGGATGTCTAATAATACAATATTTTATCAGCAAAAGCCTACTAGGGATCAATTAAAATGGCATTTTCAACAGATTAGACATAGTGGAGAGCCAGGATTTGTAAACGTTGTTGAAGCCATTAAAAGATTTATTGATTTTGAAGGATTAAATCCTTGCGGAGAAGTTCTTTTAACTAATAAAGGGCTATGCAATTTAGTTACTGAGAATGTTTTAAGCTGTGTTGAGAATGGTAAGTTAAATATTAAAAAACTCTTAAGAAATCAAGAACTGAATATTCGAATGGCTTATCGCATGTCATTAGTAGAATTAGAATTACATGATTGGAATTTAATTCATAAAAAGATTAAGATTATTGGTTGCTCCTTGACTGGTTGGCAAGATATGGTAGCTGCCACTGGAATGTCAAAAGAAGAAGAAAAAGAAATAAAAAGGAAACTTAAAGAAGAGTCTCAAAAAGCTGCAAAACAGATTGCTATTGAGTGTGGGGACGAACCACCAATTCTTATTACTACCATTAAACCAGAAGGGACATTAAGTTTAGTAGCTGGAGTATCACCTGGTTTACATCACGCACATTCTCCATATTATATTAGGAGAGTTAGAATCACAGCTACAGATCCTTTGTGTCAAGTCTGTGAAGAATTAGGGTATCCAATTTATCCAGAAGTTGGAGAAACAGAAGAGAATTGTACTACTAAAGTAATAGAATTTCCAGTTAAATCTTCCGCCAATAGAACCAAATATGATGTGTCTGCTATTGAGCAATTAGAAACATATAAATCATTTATGGAAGATTATGTAGATCACAATGCTTCTATTACTGTTCATGTTCAGAATCATGAGTGGGAAGAAGTAGAACAGTGGATCTGGGATAATTGGGATAGCGTTGTTGCTGTAACATTCTTATCCTTAGATGATTCTTTTTATAAGTTAATGCCATATGAACAAATTACAGAAGAGGAATATAATAAAAGGAAAGCTGCTATGAAGCCTTTTATTCCTTCTCTTTTAAGTAAATATGAAAAACAAGAAATGGAATTAGATATTGGAGATCTAAATGACTGTGATGGTGGAAGTTGTGCAATTAGATAATAAGGGGTGATTATATATTGAAAGTTGAAATCCTTGAAATAAAAGGTAATTGGAAATCAATCAAAAGTGCTGCTCTAGAAACTATTGGGAAACAATACTCAGGAAAAGAAATTCCAACTTCCTGGAAAAGGGGAATGCTCTTATCTGAGCATTCTCCAATTCGAGAAATAACTGTAACCTGGAGATGGATTGATTTACCTTATTGGATACATGTTCACTTGGTTAGACACCATATAGGTTTCCAACCTTATGTATCTACACAAAGGGATGATATAAATGGTACTCAAGAGCATGAAAGTAGAAAAAAGAAACCACAAGACTCTCCTGTAACTATGAGGGTATCAGCAAACTTACAATCTATTATTAATATAAGCAGGAAAAGGTTATGTAATAAAGCATCAGCGGAAACCAAAGAAGCATGGTTTTTATTTCTAACTCATTTAAAAGAACACTTACCTGAAGTAGTAGAGAAATGTGTTCCAGAGTGTATGTATAGAGGATTTTGTCCAGAAATGAACTCTTGTGGTTTTATCAATTCCTCAACATACCGTTACAACTTATTAAAGTATAGAAGAAATCAAGAAGATACAATATAAAGGAGAGTTGAAATGCGAGATTTTAAAATAGTGTTTGATATGGATGAGGTAATTGTTCAATTCTTAAAGAAATTATTAAAAGAGTATAATCTAAAATTCAATAAAAATCTAACTGAAAAAGATTTTACTGAGTGGCAATTTGGACAAGATATAGCTAATATTTTCCTTCAAGAGGGTTTCTTTGATGATTTAGAGCCTTATCCAAATGCTATAGAGATTGTAAGTAAATTGAAAAAAGATAAGTTTGGTATTCTTATAGCAACTGATGCGGCTGGTCAAGCCAGTATAGCTAAATCTAAATTTAATTGGCTTAGAAAACACATGCCATTTATTGACTGTCAAAAAGAAGTAATCATAACTGGTAGTAAGCAATTAATAAATGCGAATGTAATAGTTGACGATAGCCCTTTCTTTTTAGAAAACTTCCAAGGTATAAAAATAGCAGTTGATAAGCCATATAATAAGAATATTAAAACAGATTATCGAGTATATAATGATACAATAGAAGAAATCTATGATATTGTTCATAGAATTATATAAAATATTAGGAGGTAATTAAATGGAAAAAGCAATAAGACAAACACTCAGGTCTCTACTTCCACAAATGCTAATCTATAGGTTGGAATTAGAAAATGGAGAGAAAGTTCCATTACCAAAGTATAGTTCAGAAGAAGCTGCCGCTATGGATTTTTACTCTGCTAATACAGAAAATGTTTTAATTAAACCAGAAGAAATCTGTATTATTCCTCTTGGTATTAAAGTAGCAGTTCCTAAGAACCATAAACTTACTTTAAAGCCTCGCTCTGGTTTAGCAGGAAAGCACGGAATTACCATAACTAATTCTCCAGGAACTGTTGACAGTGATTATCGTGGAGAAGTAAAAGTTATTTTACAGAACTGTGGAGGTAAACCTTTTGTAGTTGAGCCATTTATGAGAATATGTCAAGGAGAAATAGAAATGGCTCCTCAGTATCCTATAGAAGAAGTTGAAACTTTGGAAGAATTAGGTGTCACTGAAAGAGGAGAGGGTGGTTTCAATAGCACAGGAACGAAATAGTGAGAGTTTATTGAATAAAGAATTTAATAATACTGAACTAGAAAATGCTCCTCAAGTTAAAACTGAGTATGGTTTGTATATTTACACAAAAGAAATTATAGTTTTAGCAAAAGCTACTAAAAGAAGCCTAGGAATTACCGACAAAAAATATAAGAAAGTAAATCGTAAATCATATAAAAATTTAACTTGGTTGAATAGGATGTATGAAAGAAGAATTAAAGAGTCTTCTCATTTAACATTAATAAAAGTTATTATGCCATTAGATTTTCCTAATGGTTATAAACTATATGACCAAGATGGCAAGTATTATGCTACAGTTGTTGGTAAAAATGATATTTTTCTATACTTAGTAATCCGCTATAAAAATAAACCTACTATGTTTTTAGAAAAAGGGATGGATAGATATTATATACAAGCTCAAGATGGAAAGTATGGATTAACAGTTCCATTAGAATTTGTAGAGAAATATGAAAGGCCTGATTAATATGGGGAAGAAATTTTATATTGGATTAGATCAATCTTCTAGAAAAACTGGATATGCTTTATTAGATGAAGAAGGTAAATTAATACTTTATGGAGTATTTAATATTACTGGTGAGAACGCCATACAAAGAAGTAATAAACTTATTAAAGAATTCCTTGCTACTTTTTGGGATTATCTTACAAAAGAAACGATTGTTGGGTTAGAAGATATAAAAGGAAATCAAATCAATTACAAAACAACTATAACTCTGGCGAAGGTTTTAGGAGCTATTGAATATTTCTTTGATACAAAAGATATAAAATATGAAGTAATTCCACCTGGAACATGGCGTAAAACCTGTGGAATAAAAGGTAGAAAAAGGGAAGAACAAAAGATAAATGCAATAGCAAAAGTGAAAGAGAAGTATGGAGTAGAGGCTAAAGAAGATGCCGCTGAAGCTATTTGTATAGCGGAACATTTATATATGCAAGCTGGTTGGTAAAGCCCAAAGCCCAATTTATAAAAATTGGGCTTTTGTGTTTGTTGTTAAGTATGTTATAGAAGATTAAGATATCTTAAATTAACTCTGAGAGAGGAAAATTAACCCCTACTTTTATGGTTTAATTTTTCGGGTATGAAAATATGTGTTAATTCAAACCAAATAAAATATACATTCTATAATAGCCGCTATATTAGAATTCTATAAACATAAAGCATATTTTTTTCAAATTTATGTTTCTGGTCTTAGTTTAAAGACTTCTTAATACTATTAAGAAGTGTTAAAATAATTCTACAAGACGAAAATAAACAGTTACTTTTATGGTTATTTTTTTCGGATATGAAAATATGCGTAAATTATTACCAAATAAGACTAGACATAAAAAAAAGGTGCACTACAAGAGTGCACCTATTTTTTTATAAAAACTCTACTTCTCTAACTTTAGTCGCTTAGCTTTAGCTACCTCTAGCTGAATTTCTTTTTCCATCATTCTTTCCATTGCTGCCCTATCTTCATCTTTTGATTTCTTCCAGAAGAAGGCAACAAGTACACCAATAATACCAACAATGTGCTCCACACTCAATTCAATTCCAAATTGCTCTCCTAAAAAAATTACTAGAGCAGTTACTAAAGCAGTCCAAAATTCAATCTTCAAGAACCAAGGTTGTTCTTCCATAGCTCTTACCCCTTTCTTTTAAATATATTTAGTACGGCTCTCACAAGACATTTAACCGCCATAGAAAAAGTAGCGGGACACTCTATCATGTCATTGCCGTCATTTCCATTTTCTTCCTCTTGATCATTTTCTTCATCTTCTGTTTTGTTATATTTTAGAATAAAAGAATCAAATCCTTTTTCTTTTAAATCTAAAACTCTTTGTTCAGCTTTCTTGCGACTATTAAAACTACCAGTTATTACTCGATAAAAAACATTTGGATCAATTATTTCTTCTTCATCCTCATCTTCATCGTCATTCTCATCATCATCTTCGTCATTGGGTGGAGTTAACTCTTGAAACTTTACAGCCCAAGCTTCTAAGAAAGCTACAAATCCTGGAATATCTTTGCTTTCCCAGTGGTAGTAGTCATAAGGAAGGTAGAATTTACCTTCATCTCCCCAGCTATCTCCCCAACTATTTACCCCATAAAAGTATCCTTTATGGTTTCCATGCTCTAAATCATCATCATATCCATAGAGAAAAGTAGCATGACCACCCAGAATATATCCATGAGGTAATCCTAGGAAACCATCTTCAGTATTCCAGTTTTTGCTGGTTACAATAGTTCCTATTATAACATAGTTTCCGTCAGCGAGTGCTGATTTTATATCTTGTATATCATCTAAAATCCCGTAAGATTCAATCTTATACTGTTCAGCATTCTCAATCATTTCAGTTGTTATAGCTGACCAAGTTTTCATTTTATCAAATGGAGCTAGAACTTCTTCACATAATCCATATTTTTTCATAACTTTATTAATTGTTCTTATATATGTTCCTTCTACATCAGGGGCTCCATCGTACATTTTAGCTAACCAATATAAAAAAGTCATACTGAAACCCTTATATGGTAATCTCTTAAACCGCTTATAATGAGCATTACCACTACCAGCACCAGAAGCACCACCACAAAAAGGTGTATTCTCTTGATCTAAAATCCAAGGAGGTGGAGGATTAATCACTTTCTTGGGTAGTTCTGAATTTCTCAGTGCTTGTATATTTAGTTGACAAAGTCGATAATCTCTATCATCAGGAGGACTAGGAATTACACAAAATTTTGGTTTTTGTCTAATTACTCTTACTCTCTCCACTAACTTAGTGGGCAATGAATCAGCTTTTTCTCTATCTATATAAATCATTTTTCCTTCTTTTTCTATTTTATCTATATTCTCTTTAAGAGTAGCCCACTTACTCATGCGTTGTTCATAGTTTCCAAGATACTTAATTGGCAATGTATCTCCTCCTTTCTATATTTAAAACCTTACTCCAGATATTCTACCTATTAAACTTTCAAAGAGACTACCAACTTTATTACCTCCACCATGTGCTAGATTAGAACCTCGATAAAAAATAACTCCTGTAACAATTAATTCAACTGGAAAATTAACCATCGCAAAAGGTAGCCATGAAAAAATAGTATTAGGGTAGAAAAGGAATACACTAATCATTCCTATACTAGCTGGAATAATTACATCCATCCAATTATCATCCGCTTTCCTGTGAATTAATTGTTCTATATCTCTTAAAATTTTTCTAGCCACATCTTTATACATCATTTCTAATTCCATATCAGTAGCGGCTTCAGCTCTAGCTAAAACTTCATCTCTCTGTTGTTCAAATACAGCAATTTTTTTCTCTACATCAGGTTTAATATTGAAAACTTTACTTAAGACTACTTTAATAATTTCGTATGTTCCTTCTACGAAGAATACACCTACTGAGATATAAACAAATACAACCAAAAGAAGAATGTTAATATCTAACTCTAATAACGGTTTCAATTGTTCTATAATATGTGGAGAAATAGATGCGCTACTCATCTTCTTTTACCTCCCCTATAGGAGAAGATAAATTTAATCTTATTCCACCGCACTCTCTCCACTTAATACATTCATTTTCATCACATCTCATAATTCTTCTAATGTCATAGTCATGTTCTAGTAGTTGTCTCATTCTTCTTGGTCCCTCTGATTTCAAAAGAGCTGCTATAACTCTTTCTTTATAATTTGGATAAATCATAAATTCACCGCCTTTTAATCTACATGAGCCGTTCTTGTTTCGTTGTCCCACCTTATTCTGGCTCCCAGTCTTTCAGAAAGAAATCTTAATGGAACGTAAGTAGTACTATCAATTAGATAAGCATCAAAATCTGTAACTCTTGTTCCCCTAAAAACCAATCCAACTCTATCTTGTATTTGTGGTAAAGGTTTTGGTGGTTTCAATTCTTTTTCCACCTCTTGTAAGAAATTTTTCCATCCAGCCCAATTATTAGCCATTAGAATTCTTGGACAGTGTTTCCCAGACCAATCAAAGTGTCTTTTTAATCTATTTATTCCCCAGTTTCTTTCTTTAAGGAGTGCCGCTGTGAGCTGTATAGCGTTTCTTAATGTTTTCTGTCTATCTCCACTCTCACATATTTCTATTCCAATACTAGTTCTATTGCCTGTAGCATCTCCTGCATGATAGGCAACTTCATTCAATGGGATAGCTTCTACAGCCTGTCTGTCATCAACAGCTATATGCCAAGAGGCTGTTCTTGTATTAGAAGGATTAACTAACCAATTTCTTTCATTGATAGCTGTTGAATTAGGATTTGCTGTAGAATGTATTGTAATTGACTGAGGAGTTATTCTAGTACCTGGTCTTCTTCTATGTGGAGTTGTTAAAGGTATATGATTACGGATATAAGGGAAGGAAAGATTTAAACTCATTCTATCACCCCTTTCTACATTAAGTAAAATGAGCATAAATGGCAATCGCAGAGGCGGCTGTTCCTACTACCCAACCGCCCCATTTACGAATTGCTATAAGTATATCTTTCTTACCTTTACTCATTCCAAAAGTAATATCTTCTATCTTCTCTAACTGATCTATTTTTTCCATACAAAGATTTAAAGTTTTTTGCAGGTGGTTATATTGCTGAATGAATTGTCGTGTTAAGGATAGCTCTGCCTTTAATTCTAAGAACTCTTTCTTAAGATTTAGAAACATCTCATATAGCTCTTTATTGCCATACCATTCTTTTCCTCTTGTTTCATCTGACATCTGTCCACCTCCAAAACTGGTAAATAGTGACTGCATATTTATAGTGGCGAGACAGTCCCACCTGAGATTGCTATTAGATAACGGATTACTACTGCTACCCTTGGAGTAAAATGTGGATAACCATTATTAATCGGGCCAAATACGCTTCCTGCAATATGCAATTGTTGATTTGTTTCATCCCAATTTACCCTAAGTTTAAGTAAATCTTGTGCAATATATCTAACGGGTAAATATACTATATCATCATATTCTTTTATATGTTCAGTTAAATCGTATCCTGCAAAAATTAAATTATAATCATCCCAATAAGCCTCTTGATGTAATAAATATGCCAAGTAACGATATTCACAAAAAGCACGATTTGAACCATAAACTAAGCAAGTATCAATAATAAAATTGTTATCAGTAATTGTACAAGTAACGTCATATTTGTTTTCAGGTTTATCATGTACCCAAACCCAATCTTCATTTTCTTCATAAAATGCCCAATTTATGAAGACGTTTTCTGGGTCAGAGTAAGGGTAGGTCATTTCAGCAGTTGTACGGGGTTCGCCTTTGCCAGTGTCGGAACATCCTGACGTTTGGGAATCATAATAACAATTAAAACAATTATCCGATCCCCACGATCCGATTAGCCCCCCCTTGGTTGGAGCATTAACTTCACCAACACTGTAACAATTTATTACCTGGATACAGTTACATTGCCCAATTAATCCTCCAGCAACAGAGAGTCCGGTTACCTTTCCCTTAGCATAAGAGTCAATACAATCCTCAGAAGAAGCTCTTCCAATTAATCCCCCCGCAGTATTACCATCAACATTACCCGTAGCATAACAAGCCTTGACGAAATACCACGAAGATAGAGTTCCTATCAACCCTCCCGAATAATCACCTCCAGAAACATTCCCAGTAGCATAGCAATCCTCCAGTGGCGGTTCACCCCAATGATTACCAATTAAACCTCCCAATGCAGTTCTATAATTATTAGAAGTTATTAGAATTACATTACCTGTTGCATAACAATTACTTAATGGGCCAGTGGCCTCCCCTATTAAACCCCCTATTATAAAATCGTTTCCGGTAGCTTCTACCTCAATATCGCAACTTGAGGAACAACCACTTACTCCATACTCACCTGCTGCTGAAAGATCGCCTATCAGTCCCCCGATATACGCCGATGAACCCGAAGTTACCTCTGATATGCTGATTATCCCAGTAGAAGTACAATCCTCTAACGTTACCCTCCTAGCTTGGGCAAACATTCCTCCTACTTCCCTACGAACAGAAAGATTCATGATTATATTGGCAGATAAATCTTTAACTTTTACGGGAAAGGAGCAGTAAAGAATAGTTCCCAATCCCCCAATTCTTGTAAACGCATTTGTCCCTGAGTTAGTTATTGATCCTTGAACAGAACAATTATAAAGATTATATGGTTCATGAGGATTATCAATATTAATTTCTTGAAAAAGTATTCCTTGGTCTGCTACAGTAGCGTTTGTTATGTGAGTATTGGTTATTACACAATCCTGCCCGTATCCAAATAAAGACTTATCTTGCAAATGATCAATTTTAAAGTCGTTGCCATTATATAATCCAGTAAAAGAAGTAGAAAAAGTCTCCCCAATAGGTATCCAATTTCCCCAACTGCTTAGATTTATATCTGCCATTTGTATGAAATGAGCAGACAAATAATCCCTAACCCCGTTTAAGTCTGCCGCAGTCCATATCTGGTAAGGATCTTCTACTGTGCCTGAACCATGTGTGTATATATAAGACATATTGCTCTCCCCTTAAATCAAAAGGATGAATTTTAAAAGTTTATAAAATTTACCTCAAATTTTATAAGGAACTTTAA